TCAGTGGCACCTAGCATTGCTCTGCGTAATTCTAGTTGTGTGGCAAATTCTTTACTACCTGTTTGTAAGTCTGCTAACTGTGATTTGAACGCTTCTGCTTGTTGTTTAGTTATTCGAGCAAGTTCATCAGCTGCTGCTTTTCGTTCTTTTTCTTCCTCTGTTAACTTTTCTGATTCTTCTACTAGCGTTGCAGTACTACCTGCTTGTCTATCTACACTATCAATTGCATCGTTAATTGCTTTATCTGTACCTTCGAATGTTTTGTTAAGAGCAACTACTGCCGCTCCTGTGGCAACTGCCGCTCCTGCTAGTAGACCCCAACCTGCTGGTCCACTTAGTGCTAATAGAGCCGCTTGTGCTACAGCTTGTGCTTTTGTGGCTATTTGTAATGCTTGTATAGCCTTAACCATTTTAATAATGCTTGATATTGTTTTAACTGCAAATACAGTACCTAGTACTATACCTAGGGCTGTTAAGTTCTCTGATATTAATGCAATTGCACCTGCTATCTTGCTGAATAATCCAAATTGTGTTTCTAATTTTCCTACAAGTACAGTGAACTCATTACGAATCATTGTGAGTGATTCGCCTAGTGTTACAGATGTTTTGCCGAATGTGGTTTCAATTGCATCACCACTTTCTAATAGTGCGTTAGCAATTATTTTAGCTGTAATTTTACCTTCTGATGCTAACTTCTTGAGTTCACCTCGAGGCTTACCCATTGCTTTAGCAAGTCTGTCCATTAAGTCTGAGTTAGTCTCGTTTAATGAACGGAATTCGTCACCTGCTAACTTACCACTAGCCATTGCTTGACCGAACTGTAAGATAGCACTAGCACTTTCTGTTGCTGTAGCACCGGAGTTCTTTAATGTTTTAGCAAACAGTTCAGTAACTCTTGCTGTTTCGCCTTGCGTTAAGTTAAGATTCTCAGCACTTTTACTTAATCTAAAGTATAAGTCTGCTGTAGCACCTAAGTCTGATCTAGTACTCTTAGCAATAGCGGCAACACTGGCAAATGCTTGTGCTGTGCCTTCTGAGCTATTAGTTACTGCTTTTAACTTGTTTTGTATTTCTTGGAACTGGTTACCTAGGTCGAATATGCCTTTAGCAACTGCGCCAGTAGCTAATGCCTTTAATGCTGTTCCTACACCTTTAACGCCTTTTTGTGCGTCTTTGGTATCTAGTTGTAGTGTTGCTCTTATATTTGCGGCCATAATTGATTACCTATATTTTAGCGAATTCGCTTGTTAGTTCTCTACGCAAGTATACTAGACTGGGTTGTGTCATACCTTTTGGTGCTTGTTGACTGTATCCATCGTCAAGTCTTGCAGCATACGGATAAGCACCTGTAATAGTGAGTGTACGCTGATCATACATAGTCTTGCTTTTAGCATTACCAGTATCTTTAGGAGTTACTTTCTTAAAGAAGATGTATGTACTTTTCATACTTGTATCAATTGCTTTATCGATATCTTTTTTAAGTTCTTGTAGATCTCTTTTATTTACTTTTATTCCCACGAGCTTTATCCATTATTGATTGTAATTCGTCTTGTGTATATTCTTCTGCTATATCATATGTACCAGCTTGTTTGCGTTGCTGTTTGTTTTGATATTTTGCACTTATATCATACACATTTAAATCAAAAGTATTCGCTTTAGTTAGTACTTCGGAGGGTAATAATCCATACCGTTCACCAAGTGCGTCTAACATTAATATATACGAGAATAACGCACTATCCTCCTTTAATGAACTACCTGTTACTTTCCCAGCTGTTCTACAACTTTGTTAACACATTTTAGCATAATACTACCTGGTAATACTAAACCATCTTGCATAACTGGTGTACCTTCATCGTCTAGTACCATAGCCGCACATAATTCTACCATTTCAGGGTAATTGTTTGCGTCTTGTGTGCTGGTTGCTATTTTAATGAAGTGTTCTAGTGGTTGCTTATCCCACACGAAGAATTCTAGTCCTTCTGGATAATCTTTTAGTATATCAGCGTCGTCTAGTGTTACTTTAACTAGTTGTGGCTTTGTTGCGAGTTCTTTTAATTGTGTCATATCTTAATCCTTTATATCTCTATCGTTTAAGTTGTGTATAGCACTTAATGTAAATGCTATTCTGCTTTGTGCTTTACGAATGTCTCGTTCTGCACAGCGAAGTTCATTCTGAGCTTTCGCTATCTCCATCTCCATCGATTTGATGATCTCTGTGATGGTCTTGTTTTCCCATATCTGCATTTGTATTTACCTCTTTCTTTATATCTTTGTGTTTTTTAGACTTAGCATCGGGTAGTTCTATACCGTGCTCTTTTGCATACTCGTCTAAGTCGTGTTCAACACCACTTATGCGAATAATTCTAGTAGGCTTTGTCCATTTACCTTCTAGATCGAATCCTCTTAAGAATTTATGTTTCATATCTTTGTCCTCAAATAATACAACTCCCCTCATAGAGAGGAGTTATATATTGTTTATCGGGTTGTTAAACAGTGTCTGCTTCTAGCTCACCATCAACAATAATTTCTACTGGTGATATCCACACCGCTGCATCCATAGATGCTGTTGGTGCTAATCCGCCAATGAAACCTTCGCCTTTGATATAGTGATCTAGACTGTCGCTTCCTTCGAAGGCAACTGTAAAGAACACTTTAGTCTTAGCTGTTGATGTAGCAAAGAGACCGTTAAGAGCAACTGTGTTAGTTGCGCCTGCAAGTCCGAAGAATGTTTCTTCGTCTAGCAACATGTTACCAGAAATAGAGTTCTCGTTAACTGTTGTAAATGCTTTGCTTGATGGACTAGAGAGTACTGAATATCTTACGATACCTGGTGCCGCATTGACTGTTATATCTTGGACGAAAGGAATAACCATTCCGTCTGTTGCGCCTGGTAAAGATAGAGCTTCAGTGTTACCTAGTGTTAGGATTGCTTGACTACCCGCTGTTATGTTTAATACGCCCATGTTATTTCTCCTATATGGTTGTAAATGTATACTCGAAAGTATATGTTATAGTACTATCCTCAATTTCTTGTTCATAGCCACTGTCAGCAAGTTGGACATTATATCCATTTGCAGTGTTAACTATGTCCTTGGCATTGAGCATATTTTCTATAACTGTTGGGTTATTTGCTTTAATATTTTTAGCATCTTCGCTTAAGAAGGCTTGGACTACGGTTTCTGTCTGATAGACAGTACCTTGATCCAGTGTGCGATAAAGTTGAACTTTTGATTCGTCTTCATCGCTAACATATACCACACGCATGTTTTTAACATACAATGGCTCACCACTAGCTGTCCACGGTAGTTCGTTTGCTTCTAATGAATAATCAGTTGAAGTTACACCACCATTTGCTAGTGTGTTTGCCAGTTGTTGTAGTATGAGAGTTCTAATTGACATTAGTTAACTCTCACTACTGTTGATCTACGCCTGCTACGCCTTACAGTCTGGTTAGTCCAGACCTTTTCAGAATTTTCAATTGTACCATCGCCGTCTGCATCGTACCAATCAGCAAGTGCTATAAGTTCGTTAAACAAACCTTGGAACTTGTTTTCATAGTATGTTATCTTTTGTACTTCACCGCTTATTTCTCCAGTACCATCAGCACTGAAGTCAGCAATTAGAGGACAAATATAATAATACAGTGCATAGAACACACATAAGTCGGTAAATTCTTGTTGTCTACTAAGAATGTAATTTGGATTAAAGTCAGGCATCAGTGCCGGATTCGACACTGATTGACCTGTGTAATTCAAATATCCTTGGTACCAAGAACTTGCCTTAAATTTAGTGTTTATGCGATCGGTGGCTTTAGTAAGCATGTCTTCTATGAAGTCAGTAACATCAATAAAGCCCGACTCTGCCGGGACTTTAATGACATTTGCTTCTAATAATCGTTGATCTTTCTGTAAGACATCGGTATATTCTGCGTATGATGTTACATTTCCTGCGCCGTCTGTTACGAATGCCATAATATTATCCTAATTTAAGTAGTCTCGTTACCAGCTGGTACATTGTTGCTTCTAAAGAACGCTGCACCTACTGCTTGACCAATTAATCCATCATAGAACGCTTGGTTACCGATGTCACTTAGTGATCCGATAGCTGCTGTTCCACCTGCTAGTGCAACTTGCTCGTTAAGTGCAAATTCTGCTGCTGGGTCGATTACTGCAATGTAGTTACCGTTATCTAATGTTGGAGCATTTTGTACTCTTAGTAAAGATACACCTTGTGCTACTGATGAAATGTTAAATCCAATTGTGTCTACTGATGTACCAACTGTGTTTAAACCAGTCATTCTAACACCCATTTTAGGGTTGATAGCTGCATAGCCGTCTCTGATTGAACCTCTGAACTGATGAGTCTGAGTGTTTACATCATACCATGTTTCTACCATAGGGCCTTCGTCTTTGACTGCATAACCTAATGCTTCAGGTGACATAATTAAATTAACACTTGAAGTTGCTAAAGCAGATGCTGTACCAACATCAGCGTTGTTACCTGCTGTGTCTGGATCAAATCCGTCTGCCGCTACTAATAAACCTGCGATGTCAGTTGCTTGTGCTAAGCCACCACCGATTCTTTGTAGAGTTGAACGATATACTAAGTCGTATCCACCGTCGCTTAATGCTTCTAGTGTTACATCTGAACCAACACCACGCTTTACTAATTCAATGTTTACATTTGTTGGTTGTAAGTTAGATGCGTTTCCAATCGGATCGCCTTCTAACACGACTGATGCGTTTGTGTAAGGATTTGTTACTGGGAACCTTACTGTTCCACCTGTTTCACCAACCATGTTGATGCTGTTGCGAACTAATGCTGAGTTAGGGAGCAGAGTAGCGTTCATGAAGAATGGTACTAGATCTGCAACTAGGTCAGTATATAACTGTGCAACTGTTGTTGAAGTTGTCATATTTGTCTCCTATAATTGACAATTTATTATGTTTACTTAATACTTTGATTAAGCAATTTTCTTTTTGGAGATTTCGCTGGCTCGTGCTTTGATCATATTATCTGTGATCTCTGACACACCAACTCCACCTCTACGATTTAAGCGTAAGTCTAAATACGCTGCTCTGTATGCCGGATCGGATTTAACACGATTTTGATCTGCAGGCTTGACTGATGTCTTATCTGCTTTCACACTACTTGTTTCACCTAATGGCATGTCAACACCTTGTTTGCCAAAGTTAAGACCTAATGATTTGCCAACTAGTTCTACAGCACTCTTGTAGTCTGGTGTTTCACCATCAGTGGTAAGATAACTCTCACCTGCTCTAATTGCGAATGTATCACCTTCTACTGCTAACATATTGTCTGCTTTCATTAATTTAACTACTGCTGACTTCTGTTCTGCTGTCCAGTTACCTGGCATAGCACTATTAAGTTGACCCATATGGTCCTTTAACAATAAGTCTGTTTTGAGGCTGGTTACTTGATGTTTAAGTTCTTCTACAGTTGCTTCACGCTTCTTAACTGCATCACGCAATGATTCAACATTTAATGATGCGCCTTCTTCGCTTGGGCTACTTTCTTGAAGTGCTTTAACAACACCTTTAACACTATCAATGCTATCAACATTTAAGTCTTGAATTAATCTAGACTCAACTTCTCTTTTAGCATTAGCACCTATTTTGTTAACATCATCTCGAGTATACACACGAGTTCCATCAACATATAACTTACCATCTCTTTGTTCAACGCTTGGCGTTGTATTATTTTCAGATTTAACCGTTTCCATATTGTCGACGCTATTTGCGGAATCTGTTACCGGAACACTTTGTTCAGTATGTTCAACTGTATTTGTGGAATCTGCTTCCATTTTCTATCTCCTAGTTATCGCTTGAGTGAGCGTA